TAACAGTTTTAAGGTAGAAGGCAAGTGTTTAAAACAATGAAATTAAGTGATAAGATTACAATCGTGGTGCCTTGTAAGAACGAGGAAAATTATATCTCCCATCTGTTAATGCATTTGCGGCAGCAATCAATAGGTGATACTAGAATTATCATTGCAGATTGTTCCACAGATAACACAAGAGAAGTTATTCAAATAATGAAGGGTGAGTTGAATGTTGAAGTCATTGATGGTGGTCCAGTTAGCATTGCCAAGAATCGTGGGGCTAAGATAGTTACCACACCATACATATTATTCATTGATGCTGATGTTCGTTTTTTTAAAAATAATGTAATTCAAGATGCGGTGAATGAGATAGAATTTAACAATTTGGATCTCATTGGATTAAACATCAAATGTTATGACAACGACATCCGGGCAATCATTGGATTTAGTATTTTCAATATCATAAACCACATGTTAAAATTTTTCTCTCCATTTGCAATTGGAGCATTTATGCTGACACGCAAAGATAAGTTTGAAGAATATGGTGGCTTTCCCGAAAAGTTTTCAACATCCGAGGACTACTTCTTATCGAGACGGTATAGTCCCAGAAAGTTTGCCATTGTAAATCATTACTTTGGACAAGATTCACGTAGGTTTAAAAAGATGGGGTACTTGGGTATGGCCACATATCTAATTAAGAATTTCATCAACCGCAACAACAAAGCATATTGGGACAAATTAGATAACAGTAAATATTGGAATTAACCGCTTGACAAATATAAATGAATGTCGTATAATTTGGTCTAAAAGGTTCGTTCTAATAAAAGAATGACTAAATAAGATATGGGTTTGGTGGAACCCATTCAAAAAAGTACCATTACACATTACACACAACTAAGGAGATACTATGTCAAACATGACACCTTTTGAAATTCGTCTTGAACTATTAAAAATGGCCAGAGACATGTTATATGATGCATACCACGCAGATAGAGAACGTCTTTCACAAGACTGGAATATCAAATGCGATACAGCAAGGTCTAAGGGTGAAATTCCACCCGAACATCCGGCTTTGCCAACAACACCCTCTGAATCCGACATTATCAACAAGGCTCACACCTTGAATGGATTCGTGTCGAACATTGCTGCACCCGAAGCAGTCAAGGTTACTAGAAAATCTAGTTGAGGGGTTAGGGGGAGGAAACTCCTCCTTAACACACAAGGAGATCGAATGAAGTTTTCATCAACTTTATTAATTGTTTTAGCAACAATGTGTTTACCACTATTTGCACAACAACAAAAAATTACTATTGAACAACAAGTCGGCGATAACATTAACAAACAAATAATGTGTATTGCAAAAAACATTTATTATGAGGCTGCATCAGAATCACATGAAGGTAAATTGGCTGTTGCACAAGTAACAATCAACCGAGCAAACAGCAAAAAATATCCGTCAGATTTTTGCGGTGTTGTATATCAGAAAACAGGTTCAACCTGTCAATTCTCATGGACATGCGAAAAGGTTAATCCCATCAAGAACCCTTATGCTTGGGAAGAATCACTTTATATTGCCAAGCGAGCACTTACCGAAAAAGTATTGCACCGAGAGCTTGCCAAAAGTCAAGCAATGTTCTACCATGCAACCTATGTTAATCCAGGTTGGTCGCTTAAAGTAGTTAAGACGATTGGTAACCATATATTTTATAAGAAAGCTTAATTGTGCCTACGAAAACTGAAATTAATGAATTTAGTGAGATGATTACTCTACTCACTAAAGAGAATAAGATTACACACTTGGATGCAATATTACATCACTGTGAACAAACGGGCATGGAGGTTGATGTTGCATCATCTTTGATATCTATAGCACTCAAAACCAAAATCAAAGAAGAAGCACAAGAAAACAATATGTTGAAAAAGACTTCTAAATTACCAATATGATTGAACTGATTCAAGTTACCACACAAGAACAAAAAAATACAGTTAAACAAATAATTGAAACCCATCATTCTTATGTGGCGTCAAATGCTTCAGTTGGTCGTAGAATTGATTGGTTGATTTATGTTGATGATGGTATGATGGGTCAATGTATTGGTATGATTGGTATTGGTTCTTCTGTATACCCACCACCGAAAGATATATTAAAATATCTTGGTGTATCTAAACAAGAATACAAATTACAATTCAACAATATTGGAAACAATTGGAGATTTTGTTTTTCTAAATTCATCAAGAATGCTGGCACACAAGTATTAAAGCAATTGAGGCAGAAAGCACCAGTTGCATGGAAACAAAAATATGGTGATGAGTTGAATCACATTATTACTTTCGTTGGTGCTGGTAAAAATGGTGCAGTATACTTGGCTGATAATTGGAAAAAGATTGGCGAAACATCAGGATTACCTGCACATAAATCAAGTAGTATGAAGTGGAACAATAACGCAGAATTGAAAGAATTGTTTGTTAAACCTACAGGTGAGAATAAAAAAATTATTTTCATTAAAGCTGTTTGAGTATATTATGACAGAAAATACAGGTTTTGCGGCCTATTCCTTGTGGAATGCTTTGAAATTACATTTTACTTCCGATTCTTATGATTACTTTAAGTATAACGGAAAAACAAATGTATCTAAGCAGACGTTTACCACCAACAAATCAAAATACCAATTCTATAAACTATCCCGCAAATATGATTTGGTAGAATTGAAGAATTTTTATGTTGCCAACTTTATACAAGGTAAAGGTGATTGGGTAGGTGACTTACTACAAGATGGTGATGAGAACTATACCAAGTGGCAAAAAAGAAACCAGAGCTTGACTTATCTCTTCGAACAAGATATAATAAGACTGTTGGTTGAAGTTGAGTCACCAAATAAACTTCTGACAGTAGAAGACGGTCAATACCCAATCCTACTAAAAGAAATGACACACAACGACACCAACATAGAAACGGTGTGCATACTAAATGACATTATGAATTTTCTGCCAATGTGGAACAAAAAAATATCGGATGATGTTGTTTGGCCTTCATTGAAGAGAAGAATTGAAAAGTATACACCGTTTCTAACTTATGATAAAGAGAAGTTTAAATTGATCCTGAAAGAAAGTTTGAAAGAACATGCCGAAAATTAATTGCATTTATTTGGATATGGACGGTGTTATCGCCGATTTTGAAAAACGGTATGAGGAATTGTTTGCAATAAGTCCAGAAAAAACTAGAGATCGTGGAGAATTTGATACTTACTTTGATAAATTCATTGCAGAGGGTAACTTTGAAACATTAGAGTTAATGCCAGATGCAATGGAGTTGGTTCAGGCATTGCGTAATGCATTACCACCAACACAGATTCTATCGTCCACAGCCAATGAGGCTAGATATGATGCAATCTCAAAACAGAAAATGATTTGGTTAGAAAAACATGGTATAGATTTTCAAAAAAACTTTGTACCAGGTAAAAAACTAAAGAAAAAATACGCTCGAACAGATACGTTAATCATTGATGATACGGAAAGTGTTATCAGAGATTGGCGCGCTGCAGGTGGTACGGCAATCTTACACAAGAATGTTGCAGACACCTTGGTACAGTTAAAGTTTATACTTGACAGTGCCTAAATATTATTATATAATGCATCATGTGGATAATCCGTTTAATACAAATATACTCCGTTAATACTAGAAAGGTAAATTATGGTAGATTTCTCTAATCTTAAAAGAAGTTCAGGCAATCTGGACAAATTGAAGGCGAAAGTCTCTGAGCTCAATGCATCCACTGAGGGTTCAGCTGATAAAGATCGATTCTGGCGTCCAGAAGTTGATAAGGCCGGCAACGGCATGGCAACAATTCGATTCCTCCCAGCATCTGCACAAGATGGTGATGATGGATTGCCTTGGGTAAAAATCTTCTCACATGGTTTTCAAGGACCAGGCGGTTGGCTTATTGACAACTGTTTGACAACCAAGAGCCAACAGTGTCCAGTCTGTGAACACAATAACAAATTGTGGAACTCTGGCATCGAAGCCAACAAAGAAATCGTTCGCAAACAAAAGCGTAAGCTTAATTATATTGCAAACGTTTACATCGTTAGTGATCCGAAACATCCAGAAAATGAAGGTCAAGTTAAACTCTTCAAATTTGGTAAGAAGATTTTCGACAAAATCACTGAAGCGATGAATCCGGCTTTTGAAGATGAAACACCAATCAATCCTTTTGACTTCTGGAAAGGTGCAAACTTCAAACTGAAGATCACTAAAGTTGCTGGTTATCAAAACTACGACAAGTCTGAATTTACTTCAGCTGCGCCGTTGTCTGAGAATGATGAAGAACTTGAAAAAATCTGGAAATCACAATCAGCTCTGTCTGAGTTGGTTGCTGACAAAGAATTCAAGTCTTATGAGTTCTTGAAGAATCGGTTGGAAAAAGTTCTTGGTTTGAATGATGATGGTGATGCTCCACGAGCTCGTACCACTGTTGAACAAGCAAAAGCTGCACCTAAGAAGCCTGTTGCATTTGATGCACCATCAGAAGATGATGATGACGATATGGCATACTTCAGTAAGTTGGCTGAAGAAGACTAAAACTATCCCACTGGAAAGTTAGAACCCCGCCTTGTGCGGGGTTTTTTGTTTATACTACTCTAGTGGACTTCATTATGAGGTCCATAAATGTCTCCTCATCGTTCCTGACAGATATTTCACTAGGTCTTAGTCCAACTCTTTGTTGTTTCTGAGACACATTAGTTACCGTTTTATTAACAACATCATTTAAACTATTGTCAGTGGCGGCACTTTGCATGTTCAAGTCAATATTGTTGTTTGTGAGATTACTGACTGGTGAAGCAGGTGGAACAGGTGTTGCCATTGGTGCAGGTGTTGAACTGGCGCTGTTAAATCCTCGACCTTGTCTAACATCATTAGGTGTGCCAAATGTTGTGGTTGCTTCTGGATTCGGCGCAGGTGTTGGTATCGGTGTGGCAGTTTGTGGCACACTTAATCCCTGCACTGGCACCTGATACATTGCGCCTCTGTTAGGGTTTTCTTGCAACCACTGTTTTAAACCGGTTCTATCTTTACCTAACTCGCGTACTAACTCACCATCTGTTTGGTTGGAATTAACAAATTCTTCAACAGTTTGCCTATTCACCTGTTTCATCGATTTGGCTCTGAGTTGTTCTGTAGCCTGACCCTCTGTAAGGTTGCCACCTTCTTTTTTGCTTCTAACACTTAAAGCATAAGCGTTATTATCATATTCTTTAGAGTATGGGTCATCATCTATTTTACGTTTTTCTATTGCGGATAACATAAACGGAGTAGCTATAACTGCTGCAGCAATTGAAGCAAGCCCCAAAGGACTCAAAACGGCACCAAGAGCCCACTTCATAGCTGGCGCGGCCACTTGTGCAGCTGTTCTAGCAATTGATTTAGCTAAATCTATGGCAAGCCCAGCAACCTTTGCACCCAATTGAGCTAATAAAACTCCAAAATTTGATAACATTTCAAACAAACTATCAAACATAGATTTTGATCCTTCAGGTTCTGCTGTTGCGTTAGGATCAATTCGTTTCATTAGTTCTTTGAGTGTTGTCATCAACTCATCATGCCGGCGTTTTTTCTCCATGGACACTTCTTCTGCAAAATTCTCCGCCTTTTGTCTTAAACTCTTTTGGTTTTCATATGAACTTTTTAGAAAACCGTAAATTTTAGCCAACTGTTCATTTATACCTGATCCACCCTCATAACTTTCACCTTTCATCTTATTCAATTTTTCAGACTTACCACCAAAACGAATATGACGCAATCTGCCGGTGAAGTAGTCAATATCTTCCTGCTTTCGACCCATCATCTTGCCCAAAAGTGCTGGACCTAATTTGGATCCAAATGTCATAAACTTAGCAATAGCCAGAGGGTCAAATTTCTCTTTGATACCTTTCATTCTGGCCTGAGTTTTCATCGATATTGTTTTGCCAATAGAACCGACCACACCTTTACTGGCTAATTGATCGACAAAAAGGTCTTTAAAACTTGTGCCGCGAACTCGTTTAGCTTGTTGGTAATTCAGTTTATTATCTGCCATCTTTTACTTCCTTTTGTGTGCTGGTCTATCATCGACTTTTGGTGGAGTGGATGATTCACTTGTATTCGACACATTTGTTGTATTTTGTTGAACATTCACGGGTGCTGGTTTATCTTGTACCTTCATATCTTTATTTTGTTTGGATGATTGATCGATTTGATTTCCAACATTCTGTGGTGTAGGAGAAAGTTTTAAATTCTTTGCTCTATCAATATCTAAAGCCGCGCCAACTTCTTCTGGTGAATTGTGTGCTTTGTTTCCACCAAGGCCAGAATAATATGACTGACCTTTTTTAATTATTACATCACCACGTTTTGTATCATAAGGAACACCAACAGAGGCAAATTCTTTTGCTAATGCCATAATGGCATCATCTCTTGTTACTCCTGGTTTTCCTTTGATGTAATTATCGATGGCTGCACGACCACCA